AGCAAGGATATCTGCCGGGCGTGTATTACAACATTCGACTCATGGGAGATTTGGCAACCGGTAAGGCGGTGGATGATTTGACGATCGGTTCCGTGGCGACAAAAGGCGACATCGATAACATCAATATTCCTGCCGGGCGCGATTTGACTTGGGGCCGGGTCTACAATACGGATTTCGCAACGATCAAAACACCCGCTCTAGTTTGGGCTTGACATGAGCGCATCGTGGGACATTGATATCAGCAAGTGGGTCGCCAAGGCCAAGGAGAATGGCGTGGCGGTTGCTATCGAGACGACGCAAGACATCTTCGAGGAGGTCGTGCGGACCACACCGAAAATAACCGGCAATCTCCAGCGCTCTTGGTATACCGCCATCAATGGAATGCCAGTTGGCAAGTTCAACGGGAATGCCAGCCCTATTGCCCAAGCGATGTTGGTGGCGTATGGCATGAAGGTCGGAGACACGATTCATCATGCGAATTTTGCTAAATACGCCCGCCGTGTCGAACTCGGGTTTGTCGGGCGGGATTCCCTCGGCAGGGCCTACAACCAAACCGGACGCCACACCGTGAATGCCGCGCTTGCAAAGGCGCAGATTTTTGCCGAGGCGGCGGCCAATAGGGTCATCAAGCGATGAGCATCAGCAATGATATTCGGGGGGCCCTGGTGACCAACCTCAAGGCCGTGTCGGGCATTCCGGCCATTGCCGATGAGGGGGTTCCGTATGTTCCCGTTTCGGGGACGCCTTTTGTCGATTATCAGGTGGTTCACAGTTCGGGCCGGCCGAACACAATGGGATCGAGCCATCTGATTTATCATTCCGGCCTGTTTATTGTTACCCTGGTCTATCCGGCCAAGGGCGGCCTGGGGCCGGCTGAAACGATGGCCGATACCGTCAAGGAGGCATTCAACGTCGCAACCGCCTTGACGCAGAATACAAACGCTGTGCGGATTCGGTTCGCGGAGAGAGTGCGGCGGCAGATCGAATCCGATTGGGTTCGCTGTCCTGTTTCGATAGGATGGTATCTCTACTCACAATCTTATTGATGTGGTAGAGATTGATCAGCGCCCTTGGAAAAGGCCCCTGGGCAAGGCCCTTGCGAGCGATGTGAATCGTCCGCTGTCCCTTAGAAGGAGCCCACCATGGCTACCGCCGACACAGCACAGGGCAGCCGGTCTGAGCTGCTTTACAAGAAGCAGACCGTCCTCGGCACAGTCGCTACCGGGAATTTTACCAAGCTGAGGTACAACACCCACGGGCTGAAAGTGCCGATCGCCACGCTTGAGAGTCAGGAGATCCGGGCCGATCGGGAGGTCTCCGATCTGCGGCACGGCGGCCGGCACGCAATGGGGCCGATCGATGTTGATCTTTGCTTCGCGGACCACGACGATTTGATCGAGGCGGCGCTTTTCAGCACCTTTGGCACCGACTCGATTACCATTGGGGTCACCCCCCAATATCTATCGATCGAGGATGGCCAACTGGACATCGACGAATACCAGATGTACCAGGACATGCTTTGCACCACGATGCGCCTCTCGGCCGCGCCAAATTCCATCGTTACGGCGAGTTTCGCCATGGTGGGCACGAACGCCGCCGCCCTCACGACATCTACCGGCGGCGGAACGGCGGTTGCCGCCTCCACAAACCAGCCATTTGATTCTTGGAATGGGTCGATTTTCGACAACGAGGGCGAAACAGGAACCGAGATCGCGTCGATTACTGCATTTGAGATGACTATCGAAAACGGGATTAGCCCGAATTTCTCGGTCGGCCAGCAAACCCCGCTCAATCTCCAGTACGGCCGGGGCCGCGTTACCGGGCAATTAACGGCGCATTTCGAGGATCAGATTTGGATCAACCGGTTTCTCGGCGAATCCATAACGCCGATCATTCTCAACATGACCGACCCCGGCGGCAACGTCATGGAGTTCCGGATGGAGCGGACCAAGTTCACCGATGCCGACCGTCCTGTTGCCGGCGAGGGCGCGCGGCTCATCACGCTACCCTTTGCCGCTTTGCTGGATGCCTCGATCGGCTCGGCGCTCCAGATCACCAAGGCCTAGATATTCGGTCCGAATTTCGGTATTGATCAAGGGCGCTCCTGGCCGGGGGCGCCTAATTTGTGAGATGAAAATGGATCTATCGAAATTGAATGCTGGCGATCATGCCGGTGCTTTGATGGCGGTCAAGCACCCCGGCAATGGGGCGCCGCTCGTGAATGATGATGGCACCCCGGTCACCATGATCGTTCTTTCGGCGGACCATCCCCGCGTCATGGACGCGACGAGACAGACGGTCAACGATACCATCAAGGATGGGCAGACAGCGACGGTCGAGCGGGCCGAGGCGGGGCGAATCAACCAAGCTGCCGCCGCCGTGATCGAGTGGAAAAATCTCGAGTATCGGGGGGAACAGAACCCCCCGTGCACCACCGAGATCAAGCGCACGATATTCCGCGATCAGCCCTGGCTTTGCGAACAGGTCCTCACATTTTCAGAGCGCCGGGCAAATTTTATCACCGCCTGAGCGAGCCGCTCCTTGAGTTTGCCCGGGCTGAATTTGAACTGGAGAAAATCGTATCCGGTGCCACGGCCAGGGAGCACCTGAGGCAGGCCGAGAAGACGAGGCAGAAAAAGGACCCGGAATACCGGGAGCCGCAACTGCACCCCGCACCGCTCCCGCCCGAGGCTATCTATCTCTGGGTGTGGTTCGTTGAATTGGAAAGGACAAGGGGGAATAGCGGATTTGGCCCTACCGGGATAACATATACCGAGATTCTTGCCTGGGCGACCCTTACCGGCCGGACCCCGTTAGGGGAGGAAATCCAGATAATCAAGCGTATTGATTATGAGAGATTGAGGATCGCAGCGGAGAAGGCCTGATGGTCGACATTGCAACCCTGTCCTATGCCGTCAACACCGGCCCGCTTGAGAAGGGCGAGGCCGCCTTGGACAAGATGTCGGCCGCGCACACCAGGGCCGGGACGACCGCCGATAAGATGACCGGGCAAGTTGCCGCCACCGGCAGAGCAGTAAATGCCACCAGGGCTCATTCGCTCAACATGAGTTACCAGTTGAACGACATAGCCGTTGGGTTTGCGTCCGGGCAATCCCCGTTCACCATTTTGATGCAGCAGGGAATGCAGATGCAGCAGATTTTTGCGCAGACCGGCCAGACATCGATTCGGGGCGGGCTCGGCATGATCGGCCAGACTTTCAAATCCATGATCAATCCGATCACCTTGGCGATCATCGGAGTCTCCGTCCTGGCCGGCGGGCTCAGCAAGCTTTTTTCAATCATGACGAACGAGGGGGACAAGGCCGAGGAGGTTCTGAAAAGGCACGAATCCATCATCAGCGATCTGAAAGAAGCCTATGGCGATGCCGCCAAGGGGGCGGAGGAGTACATCGCGAAAAGCAAGGCCGTCATCCGGCTTGCGATTGAGGCCGAGGGTATCAGGTCGGCGGAACGGATCAGGAAGGAAACAGAGAAACTCGTTGCGGACATCGAGGAAATATACGACCGCCTTGAGCGCCGAATCTCGCGGGCGCCCTCCATGGCTAGGCTGGGCCATGCTGTCAGGGTTGCGCCGACCGGTGAGGAATCGAATTTCTTGATCATCAAGCAAGCCGTCGAGGCCTTACAGCAATCAATGAAAGATGGAGAGCCGGATATTCTGAGGTTCCGGGAGATCATTTCAAGTATAGGAGTGAAAGGCGATAGCGCCCTTAAAACATTTATAGGGGACGTTATCAAGACGACAGAAGAAACCGCCAAGGCGGCCAGGGCGGCTGCGGCCCTGGGAAACGCTCTTGATGGGATAGCTATTGCCGGCCACGAAGCTTTCCAAAAGGGTATGGAAAAACTAGATGTATTCGTTGACAAAGGCCTGAGCCGATTCGATCGAGAGAGGAATCGTATTAAAGCAACGGCCTTTGAGGTAAGCAACCTTGCTAGGGTGTCTGGTGAGGCTTATTCGGTTATTGCAAAATTCAATGCGGCAATGGCCGTTGTTGACAGGAATGAGGCTGAGGCGGCGGCGCGGAAAGCGAAGCGGACAACAAAAACGTCCGCCTTTGAAAGCGAAATCAAATCCATCCGCGAGAAGACCCAGGCGCTCGAAATCGAGGCCGCCACCTTCGGCATGGCAGAGTCCGCGGCGAAGCGCTACGAGATCACCCAGGTGCTCATTGCCAAGGCCCGCGAGTCCAATATAGCGATCACGCCGGCATTGGTGGATGCGATCAAGGCCGAAGCCAACGCCTATGTCGAGGCGATGGATAAGGTCAAGAAACTCAACGATGAGAAGGAACGGGCCAAGGAGATCACGGCCGGGCTTTCCGGGCTCCTGTTCAACGCTGTTCGGGGGGCGGATTCCTTCGCCGCCGCAATGAAACGGCTGGCCGATGCTATCTCGGATGCCGCGCTTGAGGCCGCCTTGATGGGGACCGGACCGCTTGCCGCACTGTTTGGCCTAAAGACGTCTGACGGGTCTCAGGGCGGCCTAATCGGGACGCTGGTCGGGGCGCTTGTGGGCGGGGCAACAGGGGTGCCGGTGGCAACCGGCCAGCCGTCTGATTTCGGCCTATCATCAAGTCTCAAGTTTGCCCAGGGCGGATCGTTTATCGTCGGCGGCTCCGGTGGACCGGATTCGCAAAACGTGTCATTCAAGGCCAGCCCAGGCGAGCGGGTCGATGTTTCGACGCCGGGATCAGCGCCGGGCGGCGGCGTTACGGTCGTGCAGCACAACGATTTCCGGGGCGTTGATCCGTCGATGCGCGCCTTCCTCGCCGCCCAGCTTGCGGCAAGCCAGGCCCAAACGGTCAAGATCGTCACCGCCAAGATCCAGCAGGAGCGAGTTTTGAACCCCGCGACACGGAGAGGCTAATGGCCGATATTTGGGACATGCCCAGGAAATTCGCCTACATGGCTGATGGTACCTGCAAACTCCAGCGCCGCAGTTTGATGTCGAACAATCCGTTCAATGCCTATCGCCGAGTCGTTGGCCCGATCGATGAGCGCTGGGTTATCAGGATGACCATGCCGACGCTTGGGAACGACGACTGGCGGGACTGGGAGGGGTTTCTCTCCCTGCTCGATGGCATGGCAAATTATATCCGGATGCCGGATCCGGCGTGCCTTTATCCTTTCGGCGAGGGGACGGGATCGAACCCGAATAATGACCCAACCGGGGTCAACCAGTCCCAAAACGCATGGTCGGACGCCACGACATGGGATGACGGGACGAAATGGTATGATTCAAGCCCGTCGCTATCAATCCAAGCCGCCGCCACCGCCGGGGCGGAATGGATTCATATCGGGGATTTGAAGGCCAGCCAAACGGAGGCCTTGAAGCGCGGCGACAAGATGGAAATCGGCGGTCTACTTTACCAAATCGTTTCCGAGATCGTCCCCTCAGATGCAAGCGGCGAGGCCTTGGTGAAGATCCGGCCCAGGCTCCGCGCCGCTGTGGCCGCCGAGGATCCCATCGTGCTTTACTACCCGACCAGCGTTTTCCAACTCCTCACCGATGATGATGGCGTGGTGGAAAGGCAGGAGCCGCATTTCGGCGATGTCGGGATGACCCTGATCGAGGTTCCCGAGGCGGTCCTATCGCCATGAGGGCCCTGACCGCCCGGACCTATGCGGCGATCAAAGGCACCCCGGTTTTTCCGGTTGTTCTGGTCACGATCGACCACCCGACCGCAATGCTTTACCTGTGGTCCGGCACCGGCCCGCTTGTTTATGGCGGGAACACCTATTCCGGGGTAGGGCTGTTTGCCGGCGTCGAGGGCGTCACATCTGATTCCAATATCAGGATATGGGAGGTGCAATTATTCCTCAGCGGGGTTCCGGCGGACGCCTTGGATGCGATTGAAACCTCGCTGAAAAATAAGGCCTGCACCATCGACATCGCTTTCATGGACAAGGAGCGCAATGTGCTCCCCGATTTGATCAGGATGGCCGAGCCGACATTGGATGCGCCAATCGTCGCCGTTGATGAGGGCGGGCTCCATACCCTCGTTCTCAACGGGCAGCTCGGCCTATGGCAGCTTGAAAGAATCCTCGCCGTGTCGTGGACTACGGAACAGCAGCAGGATGTTTATTCGACGGACACCGGATTCGATATGATTCCTGAGTTGGCCGACAAGGAGGTGACGTGGACGCTAACCTGATCATCCAGCGGCACATCGACGATGCTCTGGGCGTGAAGTTCGAATTGGGCGTTGAAGATTGCGCGACATGGGCCAGCGCACTCATCTACGATTTGACCGGCGATGATCTGATTCAGCACTGGGCCGGCGAGGCGAATGAGTTCACATGCAAGCGGGTGGGCATACATCTAGCCAGGGTGGCCCGTCAGGCGGGTTGGGAGAAAATTCCGCCCCATCATGCCAGGACCGGGGCGGTCGGCCTTGTGCGCCAGCCTGGCGGGCATGTGGCGGTTGTCGCGAACGGCGAGGGTTGGTATATCGGGAGATCGGATACTGGCGTTGTCTTCATTTCGTGCCATGAGGTCGTTTGGTCATGCCAACAGCTGTTGTCGCCGCAACAACCGCAATTACCGCCAGCCTGACAGCGATTGGGGTCGCCGCTCCTGTCGCAACCTTCTCGGCCAATGTGATTGTCGCCCTTGGGGTTACCGCCGCATCGCGGTTTGCGTCCATGGCTATCTCATCAATCCTGGCGCCGGATTCGATCTCGGCGGCGCCAGTCGGGTCCAACGGGCAGCGTATCACAATCCGCCAGCCCGTCCCGCGCCAGCATGTCCTGTATGGCGAAGTTTTTACCGCGGGAACGATGTTCTTCATCGAGAAGAATCCGCCCTATCTGGTGATCGGCTATCTCCTGGCGAACCATGAATGCGAGGAGTTGCGCTCAGTCTTTATGAACGGCACCGAGGTGTTCCTAAATGCGTCAGGCGTTGCCGCATCTGTTCTGTATTCTGATTTCTTCCGGATATCGACCAGGCTCGGAACGGCGGCTCAAACGCTTGATCCCATAATCGCCAGCAATTTTCCGAATGTCGTATCGACTTTCCGCCAGCGCGGGCATTGTACTGTCGTTGTGGAATATGATTATGGCGCCGATGACGATGAGCATAGGGAGATCTGGGGTGAAACGGGCCGCCTGCAGCCGATCTTTCGAATGCGGGGCAAGAAGGTATACGACCCCCGCGACGGCGCCCAAGACCCCGATGACGACACGACGTGGGAATGGCGCCAATCGACCTCGCTCTGCATAGCTGACTTTCTCCGCTACGAGTATGGCGGCCGACTGACATCCTCCGATATTGATTGGGATCTTTTTGCCGAGGCCGCGACGATCGATGATCAGAAGGTTGAGCTGAAGGCCGGCGGCAAGGAAAATCGCTACACCTGCTCCGGCGCCGTCCGCTTGGACGCCACCCCATTTGATACTATCCAGGCCATGATGACGGCGAACTACGGCCTGCTCACTTGGGCGAATGGAAAATACGGCTACATCTCCGGCTCGTTTCGGGAAGCGGTAGGCACCATTCATGAGGGGATGATTGCCGGCCGGGTCGAGCTGCAGCGGGAGCGCCCGCGCCGCGAACTGGTCAACAAGATTCGCACTGAGTTCGTTTCGCCCGAGCGGGATTACCAATTGGCCAATGGGCCGCTGCTTGAAAACGCAGCCTACATCACAGCAGATGGACAGACACTCGAGGAAACGATTCAGCTACCCTTTAGCGAGGGTGCCGCGAGGGCACAGCGGCTGGCCAAGATATTCATGGAAAAAAGCCGTCTAGGGAAACGGTTGCGAGTGCCTGTCAATATCGAGGGGATCCAATATACGGCCGGCGATATCGTCACGGTCTCCCTTACGAATCTTCCCTATGCGGACGGCACCTACGAGATCGACACAGTAGAGGTTGATTTCTCGTCCATGACTTTCGTGCTATCAATGTCCGAGCACTCCGCCGCCCCGTATGCTTGGGATGCGGACACCGAGGAGCAGGACTTCACGCTGGCAGATATCGACACGAGCACCTGATGGCTAACCATTATGCATTCACGGCCCTGGTTGACGCGGTGGCACCCGCCAAAGGCGATTCTCGAACCCTATTGGTCGAGCGGTATCCATATGTCGTCGCTACGGCCAATGAGTCGCAGTCCCTTGCGGCCGATAATGGTGGCCTGGAGATCAACCACCTGATCTACAACGGGTGGCTTTTCGCGCGGGATGACACAGACGCCACGACAGCCCACGATGGGACGACTTGCCTGGTTTCATCCGATGGGGTCCGCTTCAAGCTTGAGGATATCGCCAAGCCGACCTCCGTGCTGGATATCTTGAACCCCCCGCCGGGATCGCCAACTGTCGGCGATGCATATCTGATCGACACCGCGCCGACCGGGGCATGGGCATCGAATGCTAAGTATCTGACAGTTTACACCGCGCGGGGATGGGTATTCATCGCCCCGCTAATCGGGATGCAGGTATTTGTCGAGGATGTCGAGCGGTACTACCACTATTCCGTTGCCGGATCGTGGACAGCCGGCATTGATGATGGCTCGGGCCTGGCCGCAGACTCCGTCTATCCCAATGCCCTGCTCTATCCAACCGGGATTGTGCCGGTCGAGAACCAGACAACCAACACCCCGCCCTCAATCCCGGCTGCGGGAACGGCCTACGTCATTGGGTCAAGCCCTACCGGCGACTGGGCCGCCAAGGCCGATTATCTCGCGGTTTCGAATGGCACATCCTGGGAATATCACGCCCCATCCGATGGCATGGCGGTTTATGACAAGGCCCTCAACAATTATTACAAATACGAGGGGGCGGCTTGGGCTGTTTTTATATCCGGCGGCAAGTGTATCAATTACTGGGTCCACAATGTTCTGCACACTGATGGAACGAATACACTGGTGACAGCCCAATCGGGTTCCGGCGGCGCTGATTGGAACGCAGAGCCTACAAATGTCAGGGGCGATGTTGTCCACACCGAAAGCATAGCCCTTCAAAATAGTGCAAACTCCCTCATAATTCATGCGTCAATGGAGGGATTCACTGGAATGCTTGGCTTGGCTTT